GCGGTAGCCCAAGGCCAGACTCAGGTTGCCATCAATGCGGGCAAGATGAACTTCACCAAGAAGTCTGAAACCCCCGCCATCCCCAAGCTGGTCGCACCTGCTGGGTCTGCCGCCGCCGCAGTGAAAGCCGAAGAGGAAGAAGTCAAAGAACCAACCGTGCGCGTCGAGAAGAAGAAGGCCCCCGAAGCTAAACCCAAACAAAACTTGTCGGCTATGGTTGACGAGTGGGGGGACGACGACAAATGATTGGGTACAGCCAGAGAGTTGCTCAACTCAACAAAGCGGCAAGCATAAAGAACTTGGGTGTTCGTCTGGGAAGATACTGCATCTCCCACGACGTCCCTGTTACTGATGTCATGGTGCTTTTCGATGTGACTAGGCAGACGGTGTACAACTGGTTCTCCGGAACTCATACACCCAGCACAGATCACCAGAAACACATCTCCACTTTCTTGAACTTGAAGTAAACCGTTTCGGGGGGCGACTAGCTCGACGGAGCGAACGGGGTATCCGTCAGCCCCCGTTGCCCCCCTTTCTCTTGACGTGCTTGGACACAATATGGCGGATGTTCGTTTGCTTGAAGCAGTTGTCCCTTCAGAAGAAGGGTTCTACTGCGTACTTGGTTTGAAGAATGGCTCACACTATTCACAGACCCACCACGAAACAATAGAAGAAGTAGAAGCACAAGCCGACCATCTGGTGGCCAGCGGCGTAGATGTATTCTTTGGGTGCGGTAAGTTCATTACTGATGAAAACCGAGACGCATCCAATTGCGGTTCCTTACAGTCGTTTTTCTTGGACATCGACTGCGGCGAGGATAAAGCCAAGCCTGACAAGCGTGGGCGTATCAGGGGTTACATTGACCAGCCAACTGGGTTGCAAGCACTCAAGGACTTGTGCAAGACGCTCAAGCTCCCACGCCCAACCATTGTGAATTCTGGCCGGGGCTGGCATGTCTACTGGCCGCTGACCGAGGCTGTACCCAAAGACAAGTGGCTACCCGTGGCCGAGACATTCAAGGCCAAATGCCTTGAGCACAAGTTTATTGTTGACCCCGCCGTACCAGCGGATGCCGCAAGGGTGTTGCGTATTCCGGGAACAAAAAACTTCAAGGACACGCCACCGCATGACGTTGTCCTTATGCACCTGTCTGAGCCGATAGCGTTTGATGACTTTGCCGCGCTCATGGGCCCGCTGGTTGACGCCAAGAAACCATATGCCGCCAAGGAATTAGACGACTTCACAAAAGCTGTTATTGGTAATAAGCAGTCACGGTTCCGCACCATCATGAAGAAGACTGCTGACGGCCAAGGCTGTGAGCAACTTAAGCTGTTGATTGAAGACCAAGAGAACGCTGAAGAACCTCTATGGCGGGCGGGGCTGTCCATCGCCCAGCATTGCGTAGACCGCGACAAAGCGATTCACATAATTTCCAAGAACCACCCGAAGTACAGCGCACGGGCCACGGAACGCAAGGCCAGCCAGATCAAAGGCCCGTACACCTGTGATACGTTTGACTCGTTTGTCCCCGGCATATGTGGCATATGCCCGCACCGAGGCAAGATCAAATCGCCCATTGTGCTTGGCCATGAGATCGCCAAATCAGAAGAAGGCGATGTTATTGAGTATCAGACCACAAGCATCGACCCACAGCCCGTTGAATTTGTAGTACCAAAGCTACCAAATCGTTACTTTCGTGGGAAGAACGGCGGCATCTACAAACATCTGAAGGAAGAGAACGAGGAAGGCGATGGGCCAGCAGTTGCCCTCATCTACGAGTACGACCTATTCGTCACCAAGCGTATGTATGACCCCGCACTGGGCGAGACCATCCTGATACGTAGGGTTCTCCCTAGGGACGGAGCCAAGGAATTCCCTGTGCCGCTGGTAGATGCGCTGAGTAAGGACGAGTTACGCAAGGTAGTGTCCTTCCACGGGATTATTGCTGGAGCTACTCAGATGGCATCAATTCTGGATTACCTGATGCAGTGTGCAAAAGAACTACAAGTTTCACAAGAGGTGGAGATGATGAGGTTGCAATTTGGTTGGGCCGATGACGACGAGAAGTTCATTCTGGGTAACAGGGAGATTGGGGCAAGCTATGTGAAGTACAGCCCACCATCCAAGGCAACGAGGGACATTGCCCACGCCCTACGCCCAGTTGGTTCGCTGGATGAGTGGAAGGAAATCATCAACGTCTACAACATGCCCGGGTTTGAACCCCACGCCTTTGCCGTGTTCTCAGCGTTTGGCGCACCCCTCATCAAGTTCATGGGCGTCAAGGGTGGCATCATCAACCTTATAAATAATAAATCTGGAACAGGTAAGTCAACCATACTTCAGGTTATGAACAGCGTCTGGGGACACCCCGACGAGCTGATGATTCAATGGCGGGATACGCTGAACGTGAAGCTGCACCGCATGGCCGTGATGTGTAACCTACCGCTGGGTGTGGACGAGATCACCAAGATGAGCGGCGATGACTTCTCCGACATGGCCTACAGCGTGACCCAAGGCGCACCTCGCCGCAGGATGAAGGCGTCCACCAATGAGGAGCGCGAGTCCCAAGGGTTCTGGGCAACCATGATGGTGGCCACGTCCAACTCCAGTATGACCGACAAGCTGGAGTCCTTGAAGTCCACGTCCGAGGGTGAGTTGATGCGGTTGATGCAGTACAAGATTGACCCGACCAACAACCTAGACAAAGCCACGGCCAAGCATATCTTTGGTCGGTTGAACAGCAACTACGGGCTGGCTGGCCAACCATATGCACAGTACCTTGTACAGAATCTGGAAGAGGTGGTGGACACAGCGTTGAAAGTACAGGCCCGGTTTGACAAGGCGGTCAACATTGATACGCGGGAGAGGTTTTGGTCAGCAATGGCAGGAGCCAACCTAACGGGCGCGTTGATAGCCAGCAAGTTGGGATTACATGAGATCAACCACAAGCGCGTGTTTGATTGGGCAGTGGCCGAGGTTTCAGAGATGCAGACTGCCACCAAGCTGTCGTTCAATGATTACGCTACCGTTGTTGGCGAATTCCTGCTGAAGCATAACCTGAACATTCTGGTGGTGAACAAGTTCAGCAGCTCCAAGTCTGGTATTGCTTCCACTCCGCTGGTTATGCCCCGTGGCCCGTTGGTTGTGAGACACGAGCCAGATACGCGCCGTATATACATCATCCGTCAGGAGTTGAAAAACTTCTGCGTTCTCAAACAAGTCACGTTCAACGACCTGCTGTCTGGCTTGAACAAGACCGGAGCCTTCATCGCGGAAGTTCGCACCCGGTTGGATATTGGCACGGACATCAGCGCTCCACCTGTTGTAGCTTTAGAGTTTGATTCAGATTTGCTGGGCGTTGACTTTAACTTTGCCACTCAGGGCGATGAAGATTGATGGGGTCACATATCAACTGGCGTGGGACAAGTTCAGAATCGGGAGTTCGTTCTTTGTTCCATGCCTAGATGATGTAAAAGCTCGTGAACGTGTAGAACAAAAGATGAAACGTTTGGGCTACGCGACAATCATTAAGTTAGTAATAGAAGATGGAGTGAGGGGCTTGCGCGTGTGGCGGGTTAAGCGCGTACAATCAAAGCGCAACTTGTAGTTGCTCTCTCCTTTGATCTTAGCCCCGCCGTAAAAAGCGGGGCGTTTTTTATTCCTGCGTGGCAAATTTTGCAAACGGATTTTCTTCAGTTGGTTTTTTATCACCCTTCTCCGTTATTTTCTTGATGTACGTATCAGTGAACAAATACCGCAGCTTGGGGTCTATATACAAACCATGATCAGCTTGTGCAGACTTTTCTAACTTGCCCTTTATTGACTTGATCATAGATTCCGCGTCGAGTGCCAGCGTGGGGTACTTCCTGTTGAACTCCATAATTTTTTCAAGTGCTTCTTCGTTGCCTTTGGGATCGTTGGTCATAAATGTGAGCGCAAATATGTTCAACAAGTTCTGACGCTTGTCCACAATCTTTTGCTCTTGACCCTTAACCTTGATATTACGGAATTGAATTTCCGCAAGGTCAGCGGGCCGGATACCCAAAGACTGCATCATCAACTCAAACGGAGTGAACTCCTTCTTCATGATATCGCCGCCCAGAGTTAACGCCCCTTCTTTCCCATATCGAGTAGCAATCATTGGTTGCTTAGCAAAGCCGGGCAGCATCGTCTCAATTGCTCTGTCTGCATGACCCTTGTTATACAAGTCAACTGCACGGCCAGCGCTTACGGTTAGTCCAGCCAGCGGGCCAAGTATCCCAACAATGAAGCTCTGCACGGCGGCTTCTGCGTCTTGGTTGTCGCGGCCATCGCGCAGCCACATCCCATCAAGTTTTAAACGGCTGTGCAGGTCTACACCTGCGGCGTTGCCCACACCGCGAGACACCATAGTGCCCATGTTTACCCCGAACGTATCGACCGCCCAGTTTGCAAACTCAAGCTCAAAGTCAAACAGCTCGTCATCATCACCTGCGTTTGCTACAGCGTTAACGATAAAGGCAACTGTTGAGAAGCCCCAGAGACCAGTGACTCCAGAAAAGATAGCTGCCATGCCCATTGTTCCAACAAAGCGGGCGCGAGCTTCACGTTTCTCTGCTTCTGGCAACCGACCAAAAGAATTCCAAGCGTTACGCGCCAAGAAGAAAGTCATGTGCTGCGGAAACTGTTTAAATTGGAAGATGATCTTAGCTGGAGCGTTTTGCAAGAAACGAGGTTTGTTGGGCTCAGAGTAATCAAACATAGACTGCTGGGTCAAGTCTTTGGCTTCAGCAACTGCCTCGGCAAACGCTTGTTGCTGGTTTGGATACTTGGCTCGCTTCTCCATTGCAGAACGGAACGCAGACATAGCCACAATCTCGCGGTTGAACCGTTCGGCGTGGTGGAATGCGTAAGCCACAATCTGCATGGCCCGGTTGGGGATGCTGCTGTAATCAGATGTTGGACTGGACGCCAAACCTGATTGGTCATAGGCAGCAGTTATATCAATCAACCCGTCAGCAACAAACCGGTTGTACGCTGCTCTGTCCACAGCGGACATAGTTTTTGATCTATCCAACGATGGGGACAACAACTTTGAGTCGATGACTCGCCCGCCTCTTTCTATCCCAAACCCAGTGGCCGTAATTTGGGCCATTGTTTTGAAGGTGTTATAGAGCACGCGCCCTGTTGCCTCTGTGTAACCCATCTTGGGGTTCGCACGGATTTGTTGACCGATAAGTGTGGGCACGCCAATCATTGCGCCGCCCATCACGTTGACTACAGCCGATCCAATAGATGTCAAATAGTAGATAAACCCAATGTTTGATAGGTACGATATCCATTTTCCCGTATCTGTCGGATTTAACATTGCTACTAAGCGCTTGTCGATCTCATCAATGTAGTCACGCAGTTCATCGTTTTCTCTGACAAGGGCGGGGTCAAACGCCGCGCCGGGAGTGAAGCGTCCTTTTATCTGCGCACGAGCGGCATCCAACTGAGAGAACATTTCAGGTGAATACTCAAACCGCGACATCTGGTACGCCATACTGAACGATGACGATGAAAAACTACGGAGCGCGTCCTCAGAATAACCAGCAATACTGTTGCGGTGCACAAAGGCGTTACGCATACTGCGGTCTGGCTGGTTGGCCAGATACGTTTGATACAGGTTGTCCTTCAGTTCAGTACGACGTTTTTCTGCTTCAGCTTGGGTAAGCCCAGTCATGTCCATGCTGTCAACACCAGCAAACGCAGACTTCAAGAACGCAGACTCACGCGCATGGAAGTCCATCTGCTGCTGGTAGTCGTTACCAATATTCTGGCCAATGGTGGAACCCAAATGTGGGTCACGTTTCAGTCGTTCATCCCGGTGCATATCACGGGCTGCTTCAGACTCAAACATGTAGTATTCACGGTTCTGGCCTTTGCCCACCTGATACCAGAAGCGGCCAAAGCGCATCAACGGGAAGTATGGGCCAGCCCGCTTACCTTTTTCAAACTCGTTACGAATCTCTGTAATACTAGCCTCAGACACACCAAGTTGTCGCATCTGAATAATGCGTCGGTTCATCAAACGCTTGTACTGGCTGTACCTGCGTTCATAGAAATTACGCACTTCACGATAGACGGTCTTGGCCTCGGGGCTCAGCGCCCGCCAGTCATTCATCAGCTTCGCGTTGTTTGTGCGTTGGGCCAGCGTGGCTTTGTCTGGATCAACTTCCAGAATAGTTGCACTGTGCATAACAACACCGAGCTTGCGTGACATCTCAGGGTCGGCGGATTGCAGGCTTTCCCACTTGCGGGATATGTCACCAGATTCTTTAAGTATCTGCGACTTACGGGCGAGGAACTTCTCAGTCACATTGATGAAGTTGCCAATCTGTCTGATACGCCCGCCCACCAAGTCATTGATTTGGCGAAGAGTCAATATACCAAGATACGCTTTACGCGCATCCGCATTCATGCTGCGCAACTCACGCATCTTCCCCGATGTCCATGTATCAGCCATCATCCAGCGGCGGATTGTTGAAGGCTGGTTTGGCATACCGGGTGGCACAGTAGTGCGGCGGCGTGGGCCTTTTGTGGCCATCGCTTTGGGTCCGGTGGTTACATTTACACCCTCCAAGGACATCGTGCCCGACATCATTGCATCAGCAGCAAACATGACTTCAACCATGACGTTGCTGGGGTCACCGGGCTTTACCTTGAACATCTCCCGCACAGAGTTTGTGAAGCGATTCCACAAAGAGAATGGTGCAGCTTTGTAACGAATAGAACGCAACAATACTTGCAGCTCTGGATTTGTTAACGCTTCAGAAACAAACTCATGTAAGTCTTGCAGCCCATACACAGTGTCAACTGTTATACCCTTCTGCTCCAGCAGACCCTTAGAGTACTGATACAACTCGTTGAGGCGCTCGTAACCTTGGCGTTGAACACCAACAAGCCTGTCGGCGTTGTCAATTAAATGAGACGTTGCGGCATGTATAGATTCATGCAGTAACAAATGATTGGTCAGCCTACCTTCACCACGACGTATAACTATGGTGTCGCTGGCTGGGTCGTACTTGCCATCCCACGAAAACTCACGATTTACCAAATCTCCTACACTGTCAAGAAGTTGTTGGTTGGATTGAGTTCCGCCGTTCTTTTTCAACGTACCCCGCATGGTATCCAGCGCGGCGATTAAACTACTCAATTCACCAGACTTGAGCCCGGCAATAATTTCAGCCTGCTGCTCTTGTGGATACAACGTAACAACCAAATCTCGTAGGGCTTCTATCCGTTCGTTGAGAGACTCGGTTACCTGTGGGTCATTGGACAGTGACTCCAATGTGTTTTCATTTATCAACCGCGTTTTGGCCGTAAAACCAGTATCTAAGATACGTTGGGCCAGTTCAGAGTAATAACGGTTATTTTTTGCTTGGGCAAGAAGTTCAAGAGCCGCCCGTGTGTCGCCTCTTTGCAGTGTGCGTACGATTGATGGGTGCAGTTCTGTAAGCACCTCGGTCAACATTTGGACAGTTGGTAAGTTCTTGGTATTGGCTTCGGTGAATGGCTCTAAAGTTTCTTCGCTTTCACCAGCTTCCGCTTCCGCTTCCTGCATACTTGCAGCGCGTTCCTTACGAGTTTTCTTTCTACGCTGGGCTTGCTTTAATGCTTCACGTTCTTCTTTTTCCCGGCTACGTTCTCTTTTTTGCACTGCTGCAAGCTTATCTTCATACGCTTTCTTTGCTGCTGCGTATTTTTCATTCTCAGCTGCGTTTTGTTTATGTTCTTCAACAAGCTCATCCAACAGCTGCAAAGTTTCTTCGTTCAGGTTTTGTTTAATCCACTCCCGAAAATCTTTTGCGTATTGGCCACCTTCTTTGTAGAACAAAGAACCAGCCCCATGCCCTTTGGAGTCAATCTCAAAGTACGCCAAATCAAACGCCAAATCTCTAAGCGCTTCACCAAATGTAGAGCGATGTGTGTTTGACAGATATGTAATAGCTGCTTGAGCACCAGCCGAAATCTTTTTACCCGAGTCTCTTAACTGTTTGAGCACCAAAGCGGCTGAACGTAATTTGTTGTCACTTATCTTGCGTACTATTTCGCGTGTGACGGTTTCTGGCTCACGCGGTTTATCCGCAACCATAGAATCAAACGACCGCGTGGTTGTAACCCCAGATTTAATATCCTCTTCGTAAGGTATTACACCCCTGAACTCACCAGTGGCTGGTGCTCGACCAAGGGGCCTTTTTATGCGCACGCCACCTTCAGTACCAAAAGCTTGGCTGAAATGCTCAAGCGTTTCGTCCCTGAAAATATCCATGCCTCGTCTTGTAGACAAATCTGGCAAACCGTACTTTTTATACAAGGCTGGGTGGTTGCTTCTGTCTGTGCTTTGCAACGCGCCAACCAACTCGCGTAGTTTGCCCACCCCACCAACACGGTCGGCCAAATATTTAAGAGCTACGCTGACGCCAGTAGAAGAAAACTCCCCCGGTTCTGTCAGATCAAACTCCAGCAGTTCGTTTTCAGCTGTGTTCTTTGACTCTCCGTGGCGGGTTTTTTCTCCTTCTTCTTGGTTTTGTGACTCAACCACGTTGAAGAATGAAGATATGAGCTGCCCTTCTGGTGTTCTACGAACGTGGTCTATTGCTTCTTCTTCACTTTCTACGGCCTTTACAGACTTCTCAGGCGGTGGCTTGCCTTGGCGGGTAGTTTCAGCTGGCTTGTCTTCTTCCAGATCAGCGTAGTTATCTTCTTGCTCTTTTTCGGCTTTACGTTTTTCAGCTTCTTGTCGGGCTTCTTGAATTTGCTGTCTACGTTCGTCTGTTTTAGCTGCTTCAGCCGCAGCTTCTTCTTCGTCAAACATGCCCTCTTGTTCAGCTTTCAGCTCTACGCGCTGAATTTCTTGCCGCTGACGTGGAGTAGGCGTTTCTATGCCGTTATCAAAATCGGCTTCTGCGTCTTGGAGCTGCTCACGCACACCTTGCAAAGTTCTTTCGTACCCGTTTATGGTGTCGGTCACCGCACGAATATCTTCAGATGTGGGTCTGTACCCCACCTCACCAGCAGGGCGAGCAGCAAGACCTTGCAACCGGGCCAACTCAGCGCGGGCTTTTGCAAGTTCACCTTCAACGCGCTTTCTCTCAGCCTTAAAGAGCGCAACACGTTCTTTTGCAGTCATTGAAGCCCCAGCTTGCTGGTTGCGGCCTTTGTTAGCAGCTTCAATTTCTTTGGATTTTTCTGTTGCCCGCATACGAGACTTGTTCAATTCATCTGCGTTTGCGGCGTTGAACACGTCTTCAATATCTTCGGGTTTCTCTGTACCAACGTCAGGCTGACCTTCTGGTTGGCCAAACAATTTACCCTGCATAGCGCGAGGCTGGCCCGTACGCTTTTGCACGATGTCGATTGCGTGGTCAATCTCAGCGTTTGTTTCCTGTAGAAGACGTTGGAGGATTGAATCTCTGTTTTTAAGTGCTTGGCCAGATGTCATACCAGCAGGACGTCTGCTGATAACTTCTGCGTCGGTATAACCGCCAGAGTCAACCTTCTCCTGCATACGAGCGCGTTTGTTTTCCAATTCTTGGATTGCGCCATCTGGGTTTTGGCCCGACAAAGCCATAGCGTTTGTTGCGAGGCGAGTGGCAGCTTGGAACGTACCAAACAAGTTCCCTTGCATTGCACGGGGCTGACCAACATTTGGCTCAAGTCGAGCCAATACTTGCGAACCATCAAACACAGGGTTCTTAAGTTGGTTGGCCACACCTTTGCTGCGGATCAAACCCATGTTGGCGTCAACGACTTCAGCCAGATTTTTCTGGATGGTCTTACGCAAGTTCATGCCCGCTTGATCTATCTGGCCAGATGGCAGAGAGTTGTACTCATCCCGCAATTCTGTGTACTGCCGTACGAAATCGCTGTAGGCTTCAAGTGACTGAGTGGGCGCTGCTGGCGCACGGGCAGCAGGGGCGCTTGGTGTTGCGGTGGTTGCAGCGCCAGTGTCTACATCTGTAAACAAACCGGGTGGCTCGTTGGAGGGCGGTAATGTTTGATCAGCGTCACCGTACTTTGCAGATTGCGTAGAAGTTTGCAGTGCTTCATCAGCGCGTTGCTTGTACAGACCAGTTTGAGATTTTGGTGCGGCTTGCTGGCCTTCTTGATCTGCAAACAGATCGTCTGGCTCTTGCATATCCCGCGTCAAAGTGTCGAGGATTGTTTGGCGTTCTTGGTCAGTAGTATCTGGAGACTTAAACTTTTCTGCAAGAGCGCCTTTTAATCCGCTTACACCACCCACTGGAGCGCCACCTAACATACCAAGGATAAGGTTAGCGGCGGAGTCTTCACCAATCTCTTTGTTTTTTGCTACATTCTGGATCGCAATATCAGCAGCTAAGCCTTCAGTGGTTTCTTGAAGACCTTCTTCACCCATACCAATAACTGTACCGGCGGCGGTTCTACCAAGAACGGATTTGCCCGCTGCCTTTTTAAGCATGTCGTCCAACGCACCTGTGGTCAACTTAGCGGTAAAACGATCCCCAAATGTGGCAACCAAACCCTGCATAATTGCGCCGGATTCCGCTGCCTTACGAGTTGCCAAATCCTTGGCTTCTGCTTGACCCACACCTTGTTTTATTAGCGACCCATAAAACGGACTGTTCTTCATCAAGTCTTCATGGCTCATATTGCCAATAAACTCTTCTGCTTTTGTAGCGGCTTCGTCAGCAGCCATAGCCCCGCCCGCAACACCACCGGCGGTTGGACTCTTGGTTACTACAGCGGTGGCAATAACAGGGGCCAACGAACCAAATATGCTTGCCATCTGCATGACGTAACCGCGCACAGTTGGGTTTTCCCCAAAATCTATTTCACCTTTGAAGATGTTCCCTGATATTTGAGACTCTCGTTCCGCTTTTTTATTTTGCTCTGATACGCTGGCTTCGATACTTCTTTGAGTTTGTTTACCAAGATCTCGTAGATACGCAGCACCGGGTATTTCGGGTATTTTTGCAAGAGTGCGTTCTACGGCTACAGCATCTTCAGCTTGTTTGTCCTTACCGCGAAGTAACTCATCAACTTTCCGCGTTAAAACTTTACCGGCGAGCAAAGGCATTGGCTCGCGTACATCAACCTCTCCTGTCGCTGCTTTGCGGATAGCGCCTTTTGCGGCCTCTTCTCCGCCCTTGGGTATGCTGGCAAACCCAGAAATAGTAGAGCCAAGAAACTTTTTACCGAAGTCCGCAGCATCAGTCCAAATACTGTTGTCTTCTTGTGGTTTTTGCGGCGCGGCTTCTTCTTGTGGCTGGGCAAATCTGGCAAACGGATTTTGCTCTGCTTCTGGTTGAGCAAATTTGGCGAAAGGGTTTGCCATGTTTAACGCCCCAATACTTTAGCTGCTGCTCCTGCACCAAACACATCGTCAAAATATTTTCTGTTTTTAGTTGAAGGGTTTGATTTCAACATGTTCACGGCCTCCGCATCTGGAGTCCTACCTACATCCGCAACAGATTTACCCGGTGCTGGTGTACCGGGAGCAGCCTTTGAAGTGATACCAGAAGCGCGAGTTTGTCTGTACTCTTCTATAAGTTTTTGGCGCTCTGCTTCTATCTGTCCATCCAACACGGCTATTTCTTCCGGTGTTTTGCCGGGCATACTCTTCTGCAACATCAACATTTCTGTGCGGTCGGTAAGATCTTTTTGAAACTTGGCGTCGTTTTCAAATGTTTTGTCTGGTCCAGTGTACCTAGCGCCGTAGCGTGCTGCGCCAATTTCAGCCATAGCTTCTTTGTACTCTGTAGGTGTAAGCTTTCTACCCATACGCTTTTCGTAATCGCCAAGCATACGTTCAAATTCACCGGGTTTGTTGGCCGTATCACGATGAGCTTTGGCGCTGATGTTTGCCGCTGCAATAGTGGCATCCTTACCAAGCTGTGTATTTTGAAGTTGTGAGTGCATCTTGGCTGTGTCACCAGCAACGCCAGCTTTAAGTTCAGCGGCTCTTGCTTTTGCGGTGCGTCCTTTATCAGCTTCGGCAATTGCCTTATCAGTCATACCGTTGTTGTACAACTCGCTTGCTGTGGCAAGCTGAATCTCAGACTGACGGAGCAAGCGGTCTGCTTCTTTGTTCTCTTTAGCAACACGACTTACTTCACCAACAAATGCCTTAGTAGAAGCCTTGGCTCCTTCGCGAATATTTTTAGCGCCAATCATTTCCGCAGCAGCCAGTAGAGCGCCAAGACCTCTAGCCTCATCCATGTTCTTGCCAAGGTTGGCACGCTCAGCCTTTGTCTCTTCCAGATACTTAGGCAAAACGCTTGGTTCGTACAAACCTTTGATCATGTCCCGTTGCGCCACAATATCTTTTCTCCGGTCTTCTGGAGAAGGCATTGTGGTTGCTTGATCTATAAAACCAAGTTGTTCTTCACGTGCTTTTTCAGCCCTATCTAAATAAGAACCACCATTAGCAAACGCAACGATACCGCCATTGGCAGCGGACATGATGTTTTCTTGTTGCTCCGCAGGAATTTGGTCAAACGCACTGCCAAGACCCGCAGTCAAAGATTTAGACTGAGCAAGCTCAGCCATCCGCTCGTCGATTGCGGCCACGGTGTCCATGTCCCGGCGGTCCAAAGCGTTTTCACGGGCTGCTTGTAGTTGTTCTGGGCCAAGTTTGTCGATGATGCTTTCTACATTGCCTTGACTGGTAACAGAGCCTTGGTCGCCAGCATAGGTTTTGACTTCACCGCCTTCGGCCATAAACTTGCTCAGACCATACATGCCCATGCCAAGACCAGCAATGTCTTGCAAACCAGAACCTTGAGGCTGGTACATGTTGGTAACACTTGAAGAGCCAGTGGGCGTACCGCGCAACAAGTCGGAGTAAAAACCCACTTGCTTGTACGGGTGGCTTTGTTGATTAACAAAGTTTTGATACGCAATGTCCGCATCTCTTTGGCGCTGCCCTTGTTCCATTCCGCCGTAAGCAGAGCGCAACTTGTTGATGTCCATACCTTGCTGGAACTGCTGACCGCCAAGCTGACCAAGCTGTCCGGCGGATTGCAAAGCGGTTTGAAGACCCTGCATCCCCAAGCCCGCGCCGTACTGACGAGACTGCTCACCCAACTGTTGGGCGGCTTGACCATACTGAGCGCCGAGACCCGCAGCTTGAAGACCTTGGCCAGCGCCAAACTGACGTGATTGTTCGTACATCTGTTGGGCATTCAAGCCCATTTGTTGATTGGCCAACTGCGCTTGGAGGTTTTGCCCTGCACCCAATTGCTGGACTCCAAGGTTGGCCGCAAGGTTCTGCGAGCCAACGTTGAAACCCATTTGTTGATTCGCCAAAGCCGCTTGCATCGCTTGCTGGGCATTCATGCCCATAGCTTGATTTCTGGCTGCTTGGTTTTGTACGTTTGCTTGTTGTTGGCTGCTTAAATTGGAAAGGGCAGTTTGTAGACCCGTTTGAGCGCCAAGTTGTTGAACACCAAGCGCAGCGCCAAGGTTTTGCCCGCCAACAGTAATACCAGCTTGTTGGTTGGCTTGTTGAGCTTGCAAACGAGCTTGTTGCTCAGCATTGAACTGTTGCTGTGCTTGGCCGTAAGCAGACTGAAGTCCCTGCGCTTGAATGTCGCCTTTTTGTTGAGCAAGATTGCGGGCAGCTTCAGATTCCATAATGGCTTGACGAGAGCCGCCAAACGCACCCGCGCCTACAGCTTGGGCACTACGCCCCGTTCTTGCAACGTCTGCTTGACGTTGAGCTTGACGTTGCTGAACATCCACCACACTCTGCATGTATGGGTTCATGTAGGCTTCTGCTGAGCCGGGGCGGGTAAAGCTTTGAGTGCGGACACGTTCCGCTGGCCCCATCTGGTATTGCTGCAAGTTGGGGTTATAGGCTGTTTGCGCCGCACCCATTTCTGCTGCGTCATACCCTATTGACCGCACATCTTGTGGGCCTTTCATTTGATATTGCTGCAAACCTTGGGCTTGGACATTCGCAGGATTGAACTGGCCAGCTTGGTATGCGTCAGGAGCTTGGAATTGGTTGGCAAACTGACCGGCTTCGTAGTTCGTGCCCATAGCACGTCGTCCAACGTCCCCAGCCAAACCGGTAGCCGTGCCCAACTGAGCCGCAGGCCCCATTGTCCTTGCGTCTTCCATAGCGTCTTTTTGCATGGCACCAAAATCAGCCGTGCGATCTCCGCCGTATTTCTCGTATGGAGCATTGGATAACGCTTGACCCCTAGCCAAAATTTCTTTGGCGTGCGGCTTTGCCCACGCGGGCAAATCCGTAGTTTGGGTTTGGGATGTTTGGGCAGGGGCTTTTGATCCGCCGCCACCATAGATGCGCCCGCCGGGTTTTAAACGGGTAACTGATTCGCCAAGCGGCTCGCCAAATGCTTCAAGTTGTCTACGGGAGTAATTCATACAGGCTCCGTGCTCAGTATCTTGGTAAAAAGTTTGTCGGTATGTTTGTACCCAAGGTACTCAAACAACCGAGAGTTATCCAAATGGATTTTGGTGTGCATGATGATTCTGTTCACACCAGCTTTTTTGAGCACGTCTTCTGCGTACTGGAATAATCGTATTCCTATACGGCCTTGACGGAATTCTTTCTTGACGAAATACAGGTCTTCAAAGGCTGTTTTGCAAGACCTGTAGTGTAAATGCGGTTGCACAATAAAGATAGCGTACCCGATCAAATCACCGTCACTGCGGCAAGTGATGCACTGGAGCATGTCAGCTACAGCCAGTCGGCCATACGCCTCGTAATCCGGTAGCAAGGGAAAGTCCTTGGTAACGCAAAGCTCTTCGTAGTGCTCAGGTAGCAGCAATTTCAACTCCTCGATGAAGGTGGAGGGGTCTTCATTTGCATACTCTACCGTCATGCGGGCAAGTATTTCTCAGAGCGGCTGTTCTTGGCAACCTTGCCCTTACCGACTGTTTTACCGCGAGCCTTCTGGATTCTGTCCATCATGGCGTACAGCTTACGTGCGCCAGCTTCGGTCGAGCCATTGCCCAACTCAGAAACAATACGCGCAGGCACAACAAATTCACCGTCGGCCAAACGTGCAGGTTGCTTTTTGCCAATCACAGCAGGGATGGAGTCAGACACGCCATCGCCCGGGCCTTTGAGCAACCGGCCACCATCGGAGTAGTCGCCAAGGTCAGACAGCCCACCGCGAGCAAATTGTGCTTGGGGTGCAGGGGCGGTGCGCTGTTCTTGGCCGGTGTAGGGGTCAACAGCTATATCTTGGCTACCCGCCACAACATTCTGAGATATTGGGGTTTGAAAGGGCGTAGCGTACGCACCCTTGCTGATGTCGGCCATTGGATAGCCTGTGTTGGCCCCGATAGCGTTTTGATTGGACATCTTCTCAATTGGGCCACCACCTGCGTAGCCGTAAACTCTTTTGGCCTCGGCGCGGCTAATCGGCGTGAATTTTGGTTGGAAATAAGTTTGTTCCCGTCCAGATGGGTCAAGTTCCGGAAATTTCTCTACCCTGCCGGAAGAGTACAAATATTGTTGGCCGGGATCGGTGTCCTCTGGCGTTGTGGGCATCTTGGTCTCGGGGTTCATCATTGATGAAATCAAAGGGGCCGCAGCCGCAGCCGCAGTAGTCTTGGGCCCAAATGTGCCTTCTACGTCGCCAAGATTTTGTAGATACTGAGTAGGAGCGCCGGGTTGCGCCAAGCCCTTCACGCCCTGCCCCATTGTTTTGAGGTTGTCCGTAAAACTAGCATTTGCAAAGTTGGCTTTACCCGCTTCAAGCGCAGCATTCTGGGCGGCGGCATACGGAGCACTCAAGCCTTGAGCTTGCGCCGCAAAGTTTGTAGGGTTAAAAGTACCTGCGGCTATTTGCTCTTTGGCCAAATTACCAAGATTAGCAGCCTGACCCTGCATTGTTTGTTGGGCTGCTTGAACCCCGGCATCCGCGCCAACCGCAGCTTGCGCACCAGAAGTAGCAAAAGCACTGCCAATACCTGCGCCACCATAAGCGCCAAGGCCAGCCATCAAACCTTTTTTCAAGTCCCCTGTGCGCAAAGCTTCGGCCCCGCCAACACCAAGCCCAATCATCCAAGGAGCTGCTGCGCCACCAGTAGCAGCAGTCAGGCCAACACCAATAATTGCAGGGAGAAGTTTCTTCAAAAAGCCAGCTTCGGGTAAACCCGTACTAGGGTTGATTGTCAAGTGCCCGCCATGCGCCATTGCTAAGTCGTTCAAGCTTTTGACCTCATTCTTGGACATATGAATGAGCATATTGTCAGGGCCTCGGCCTTGACTGGAAAGATGTTGGGCGGCAGCGTTTAAACTCATTTTTGCCTCTTTAAACGGGGGTTAGTTGATACTATCATGTTGGGCGTTTGTGGACAACTAAACTTTAATGCGCAGTGGGTAGCTTGTAGCCACGCCACCAGAAGTGTCGTAATACACATCGCCGGAACGAAGGTTGGCAAAATCCGCTTGGGTTGGCAGACTGACTTCTGATGCGCCGGAAACAGCGGGATCAGGTTGGGCAAAGGTCATGGCGGTTACAACATTTGCGGAACCTACACCTTGAGAGGCAAATACGGCGGGTGAGGCGTTGTTCAATTGAGCAAAATACAAACGCATCACGTTGATGAGTTGATCCATGTATTGTGGGTCGTACTGCGTCGGGGCAGTAGGAAAGCGCGGTTGCGTTGTATTCTTTAAGCCCATGCTTATCTCCTGCCATCTGGTCGAGTATCAATCCGTGGTACGCCCAATTGCCAAGCCACACCAAGATCGTTGGACACCACTTTGAGCGCCATTTGACGACCACGGATACGCACAAACACCTGCTCTGTGAATTGCTGCACTGGGTAGTAGCGGTCGTCTGTGTAGTTGTCCCCGCTGGTCACAGTAGGCGAATCTGCCGTGCCGTAGTTTGTGCCGGGGAACTGACGAGGACGCACAGCAAAATCCAGCGATGGGGCTGCTGATGTTGATCCGTCAAACGTCACGTCAGGGATGATGCGACTCACCAAACCAAAGTTGTGTCCGTCACCGATGTCAAAGTCTGAAGACTGTATATAGGCTTCAATTGGAAGTAAAGTGCCCGGCGTAGTCGCCCCATCATCGTTACCGTTCTCTTGGTAAATCAGTTTGCCGTTGTACCCTGTAGCCATTGGTGTTGGGCGCAATGGGCTATCCAACCAAGAAGTACGGGGCATTGTGCCGTAATACCAAGCGCGCTCCAAGTGATTGAAGATGACATAGCGGTCAAGGGTTGTGTTTGGGTTTGCCGGTGTATTGGATCCAGTCGGCCCAGAGGTAGAACAATAGAACCACCAAATCTCGTTGTAGCCCTCATTGGTGCTGGCAAAGAATTGGAACGACTGCGTGAGGTTGATGTCACTGTACACATACTGACGCAGGGAGCAAGGAAGCGTTTCCACACGGCCTGAATACATGTAGAACTTGTCTGCGCCCATCCAATACGTAATGTTGTTCACCGTTGCCACGGCGTTTGGCCCGGCAATAGAGATATTGTCACCCATCAACTGGAAGCCCCACACATAGGGTGGGCCAAGGTACTGCATTGAGTAGATGGCAGAGTCTGTGATGACCAAGAACTCTTGACGAGTTTGGATTACTGAAACAATTTGCGAGCCGTGGCTCAGGGTGTAACTACCCGCTTGATTGGTCGCGTCTGGATACCAAATATCCGGTCTTTCTTGGTCAGACCAACAGATGAACATTGGGTTTTGGATTAAATCCTGCGGAGACGGTAAGGTTGAATCATTTGCACCAAACGCAATCACAAACCGAGACGAGTCAGAAACAGTCACGATGTTGGCAACTGACGGGCAATAGGCATCCGTTGATAAAGTTCCATTCTTGGTGACCACTGACGAGCTTGGGCCAAGAAGTTGGCCGCGATTAAATGTGTTTGCCGAAGCTGAATTTGCCCAGTAGTACAGAGCGCCGCCACGGGGGTTAAATATCAAATCTTCACCAAAGTTAGATTCACTATACAAACGAAGCTGAGACCCAATACCTGTAGTGGCAGGAGACCCCCAGCCAGTAAAGCTTGTTGATTGAACAACTGGAGTTCCATTGATATGGGTGGTGGCTGCGCCTGATCCTAAGCCACCTACACCGCGAGTACAGCCTGTAAATGTTGTGCCCGTAGTCCCGGTGTATGTGATTGTTTCCGAGTCAATCAGGATTGTGCCGGTAGGCGTAGAAAAACCTGTTGTTGATGTAACAGTTACCGTAGTATTTGAGGATGACAGTGTTCCGCCGGATATCGCGGTGGTGGCTGTGCCAATAAGAACGCCACCCCAAGAGCCAGCGCCCCAGCCCACGTTCTGGGTGAAGATTTCATTACCTGTTGTAATTTGGTATCGGCCAATCGTGGAAGAGCCGCCATTACCAGAATCTCCTGCGGTTGCGTTAACCGAAGCTGTGACGGTGTACTGGTTGGAGCTGACGTAATCAGTTATTTGATACTCACGATTAAGTACGTTGGCTGTGATGTTTCCGCCCAAAGACGCCGCGCCACTAAATACCACAAAGTCGCCAGCCTGCGCGCCATGCCCCGCATCCGTAACCGTGATGACTGGAGAGCCCGTTGTTGCGGCAAAAGTTACATCCCCAGCCGATGTGGTGAAGCGAATTGGAGTGATGTCAAATATGCTGCCGTTTACACCGTTCTGGATGTAGTACTTGAGGTTTGTACCAAGCGCCAGCAGGTTGTAGCCCGCCAGATTTAACCAATTCCACATGGAGCGGCAAACACCCCAAAAATTGCCGGAAGGTGGATCAGCGGGGGTGGTCGTGCCGCCTGAAACAAATGTACCGGCTGGCGAGGTTGAATTGTCTGGGCCTGTATCTAAAATCCAGCCGCCAATCTTTTCAGGGTAGCCAGAACGAAACCGCACTTTGTCGGACTCAAACCAACCGCCTTCGTTGGCAAGCGTTGTGCCTTCGCGGTTGATGCCGGGTCTAAATTGCAGTTTCTGTAATGGCATAACACCCTCGGTTTAGGCTACAAGGCCGGGAAGATAAGTCGTTTTACCAGCCACTTTGGTAGCGGTCAACTCCTGTTGCTTCAGGTTGCTTGGGTCATAAGAGACATGCACCCAGCCACTGTCAGGGATGCCGGGGGTGTAGAACTCAAGAATGAGTTGTGTGTATTCTAGGTTATCCATGATCCATTGAGCAAGCTCTGCGTTGGCAACACCGGGTATCTCAATATCGGCTGCTCGGCCAAGGCAATGGTCTGAGGTCTTTGAGCCTCCGGTGGCTTGGTTGACGGCTGGAGCGCGGAACCCTGAGTTCACCTTGACGCCTTTGCCAAAGTGGTCGCGCACGGGCTGGAGGACTTTCTCGCACAGCAGGCGCAGAGCCTCGATCTCGGCTTCGCCGGGAATGTTGTCCAAATCATTGCGCAAGGCGGTGTCGGACTTGGTCAGTTCATGGAGGGAAAAGTTAGCGGTCAGATTCATTGGGCGCTCCTAGCGTTGTTGTAAAGGGTGATGCAGGCGTTGAGCTTTTCAATGGCTCTGTTGCCTTCGTCGGTTATGGCGACAAGAGCTTTAGCAGTCTCTCGGTCAAGTTCGGCTGATGGCGCTCCTCCACTATCTCCGGCGGCAACGGCGGTATCTGCGGCGGCTGGTACGGGGCAGGTCGTTTTGACGCGCAACCGCAAAGCGCCAGAGTCAATAGCAGCATCGCGCTCTTTTGTGGCAAGTTTGGCTTTTTCATTTGTCTTCCTCAATGCTTCAGCGGTTGTTGTTACGGCAGCGGCTAAAGCCTGCTCCTTAGCCCGTGCTTCGGTGTTTAAACGATCAACTTCCACCTGCTGGGCTTCTCTCTCGACATACTTGCCGTAGAAATACCCGCCGCCAAATGTCAGCAGCAGGGCAATCAATCCAGAGAGTAAACCCTTCATGGCTTGGGAGGCTCATCGTTATCGTTGGCCTCTGATTTGGAAATGGCGGTGGCTACAGCTTTGATACCTGACCGGCCAGCAACCCCACCCAGAACGCCTGTGATGAACACCATGATGGTGCTAATCTGGCTTGTGTAAATCTTGTCGATTGGGGCCATGCCGGACATAGGTTGGGTGACGTAGGTCACCGAGTACAGGAACATGGCCATCGCTCCGAGCAGGATGCTGACCAGCACCACAATCACGAAAGCCCAGACACGCACCTCAATCTCTTCGGCGGTCAGGCGGTTATTTGTTTTGTAGGCAACAGTAGGCATCACTTTTTCTCCTGTTCAGGTTTAACAAGTTGTTCGGGGCAAGTGCCAGTGGCAGTACAGATCGGGGGCTTGCACTCGGGGTTATTCCAGTTTGTCGGGTCTTGGCAAGCGTAACGGAAACGGTCTTCGCACCCGATCAAATACAGGGCTATCAGAAATAGTATCGCTAGGCTTCTTTTCACGTTTTTCCCTTTCAATTTCACGCCTTAACCGCTCAAGCTTCTCAGTTTGCGTCTTCACTTCATGCTTGGCTTCCAAGATGTCCAAGTACAACATCCCGAGCACTGGGAGCATGAGGGCGACCAACACGCAAGCGGCAATCCAGCCCATTACGTCTTCCCCAAACGACTGACGAACAGGAGCCACAACCACAGGTAAAGGAGGAATAGGATAGTCGCTACGAGATACGCCGACTTTGCTTGGAAGTTTCTTTTTTCCTCCCGTCGTTGCCATTGCTTGTACCTCTCCTGCGCCTCTTCCTTCAACCTTGCCTTCTCCTGCTCCTCCTGTATCACGCCACGCATCTCAAACACTTTGGAATACAGCGCCCCCATTTCTGGCGGTGACTGATACACCATAGTTTCCCTGATTGTCACTTCCAACGCAGCCATCTGGTCTTGAGCCATGACCCTCTTCAGGGCGGCTTCCATCAGGTTGGCATTGGGGTCGTAGACAGTCTGGCTCTTTTCTTCCTCTTCCCTTATATGCGCTGCCAACTGCTCTTGCAGCTTGAAGAACTCAGTAAGCTGGCTGACAACATCCGCCATGACTTTGGACTCGTCAACAGCAACGTACTTTTCCTTCTTTTTCGCCACAGGCTTGAGCGCGGCGGGGGTGGGGTTTCCACCAAACATCTTGGCAAGCTTGCCCCAGAACCCATGAACTTCCTTGGCGATCCCAACAGCTTCATCAACTGTAGCCTTGACCTCCATGAAAGAGGTCTTGGCCTGCTTGTATAGCTCACAGCCTTCTTTGATGGCGGCGACACAAGCATTTGCGGCAAAGAGGATGCTGATCGGATCAATTTACAGCCTCCGCCACCGCCACCACCTTGATGGAGCCGTCGGAGTTCAGGAAGGCGTAGGGCATGTTATTGCTTTCTGAAATACCAAACCTGACCGCTAATGATTTTTAATTCTGGTATTACTCCAAGCGCCTTGAGAGCTTCTTTGGTTGCACGCACCACCTCTGGAGTGTATGCTTCATGTCCTGCTAAGATGCCCCCGGGTCGCACCTTGGGAAACCACTTAGTTACGTCATCAAACTGTTCGGCGGCTGTGAAGCCCTTATCCAAGTACACAAGATCGACACTTGCATCCAACATTTTTGATGCCGCTAAGTCGGACCGCTCTACCCTAAGTTCAATTCTATCGGCAAAGTTGCTTTTGCTGATACGCCTTTTAGCAATATCTTCATTCATTCGACTCATTTCAGCTGTGACAACGTAGCCGCCATGCAAAGGATCAGTGTACGTTTCATAGGAATCAATACCAATCAAGCGCATTGCTGGGAAGCTCGCGGCCAATGCCAACAGGTTAGTCGCACGCAATACGCCAACCTCTACTAACACACCAGTGTCAGCGATGCCGGGAATAATCTGTTGCAAACAATCTTCAGATCGCATTAGCGAAGCTCCAAGCCGGGAGAAAGAGGCCAAACAATAGCGTCAGGAAAACCCGTTTGACTTGGCAAGTCGCGAAGTGCCTGACGATATCCAAGCCACTCAGTTTTTTCAAGATCACCAATTGATGCATCACTTAACTGAGTCCAGTCGCTGTGTGTAAGCAAAAGGTTGCGCTGTGTTCTGGCAGTTTCTGCTGCACTAGGAACTACAGGTGGAAGAATTTGCACGCTGCCTGTTTGTCCGGGGTTTACCGTAACAACTGGTGTATTTTGTTCTTCCCAGTACCGAACTGGAGCATACATCTGAACAATGGCTTCAAGGGTTTCGCCTTCGTATGGAAGTCTTGCTCCAATGTGTAGTGTTTGATAGCCCTCTGCGGTGTACACAACCTCCATGCAACGGGCCTGTTGGTCAACAGAAATAATTTCGTATGTGTATGTAATGTTCATGTTATTGCTCCAAATGTATATGTAATGTTCATGTTATTGCTCCAAGGCGAGTTCCGAACGCCAGCCAAGTTATATTTGCATTGCCCGATACGGCACCACCGGCACTGCCGCCACTATATGGACCGACTATGGTTCCAGCAAGGATAAGGCCAGCGCCACTCTGGGTTACGACTCCTCCAGTTGCGCCAGCCGCACCCCGTGTGCCACCACCGCCACCAGCACCCCCATTACATGGAACATTTGAAGAATAGGATCCTGCTCCACCTGCCCCAGCACCGCCAGATGTGCCTGCACCACCCGCCACAGCATTTGAGTTTATCCATAAAACTGACCCTGCGGTGCCGGGAGCTCCTCCTGCTGAGTTGGCCGCAGCGCCTGATTGACCACCGCCACCGCCACCGCCGCGCATATCTGTGAAGGCTCGGTCGCCGCCAGAGGCGAATCGTACAGTGGCGGCCTGACCACCACCACCACCACCGCCACCGCCACCGATAGTGCCGTTGTTGGTTATGCTAACAGCAGAAGAAACAGAAAGCGCCAATCCACCGGCAGCGCCAGCAGTTCCGGCCGCAGCAATGCCGGCACCAATACCGCCAGCACCACCCATGCCCGCAATAGTGCCGTTGTTGATTAGGTCAATTCCACCGGGGAATGATCCGTTGACTGTGAGCGCCGCAGTTCCAGTACCGTTACTACTAATGAATATACCACCGCTAATGGTGGCTACAACCTTGCTGGACTGATTCCAACCAGCGTTTACGGCCAGTGTGCGAAGGTTTGCATTGGTTTGATTGCTGCTAATAGTAAAAGAAAACGCGTTTGATTTGCCATACAAGGAATTCATACCCCATGAAGTTCCACTGCCGCCAACACCAGCTAACGTCCGGACGTTAGCTTGGTTCATTGAAATTGTTGCAGTCAAACTAAGGCCAAGCTCCTGCGCAACGCTGACTGGGCTACTTGTGCCGCCCATATTCAAAGGGCCGCTTGATGGCATTACCATAGATTACTCCTTGGTCAGTTCTGCAATTTTTGCTTCAAGCGCCACTACACGTTCCGCCAGTTTAATTGCAGCCACCAATGCGGCGTTGCCATAGGCCACTGATAATTTGCCTTCGTCGTTTGCAATTACTGCGTGCTCCATGATGGGTTGTAAAGACTGAGCTGACACACCGACCTGCGTGATGTCCTGATCCGTGCGATCATAAACGCCGTGCTTGACTTTGGCAAGTTGTTCAACGAAATCGGCTGGAAGGTCCCGCCAGTTGGTTTTAAACCGCTCATCCGAGTACGCCGTGACGTTGCCGCCGCAGGTAAAATCAGTGCCATCGTACGTTAAATTTGCGCTTGTACTAAAAGCGCCGTAATGAATGTAGCCAGCCGTAAAGCCTGTTGTGCCTGTGCCTCCTGAAGCAATTGCAAGCGTACTAGATAGCCCAGCAGCATTGCCAGCAATATTCATTGACTGGCCGCTGATAAACGTGGCTACTGCCGCTGCTGTACCTGAACGCAAGAAGTTGTCGCCCGCCTTAACCATAACAGCGGAAACAGAACCTGTTTGCGAGTTGTCGGTTGAGCTAAAGTAGTTGTTATAAATATAACCACTAGCGTCAGCAGCAACGATTCGGCTGGCCACGCCAGCAGTTGCGGACGGTGTAAGCCCGCCAGCAGTGGTGGCGTTATTAGCAGTGGCAGCGTTACCAGTAGTGTTCTGGTTGAACGTGGGCCAAGTAAATGTACCTGTGCTGAAGTTGCCAGACTGGGGAGTTCCCAAGATTGGTGTAGTCAGTGATGGGCTTGTTGATAACACAACTGAACCAGAGCCTGTGGAGCCTGTAACCCCTGTACCGCCGTTGGCTACCGGCAGGGTTCCTGTTACGCCAGTTGTAAGTGGAAGACCTGTACAAGACGTCAAAGTCCCTGATGCAGGCGTACCCAAAATTGGCGTTGTCAGCGTCGGACTGGTGAGGGTTTTGTTGGTCAGCGTCTCTGAACCAGCCAAGGTTGCCAATGTACCCGCTGTCGGCAGAGTGACAGAGGTTGTGTTGGTAGCTGTGAGGGTGGTTGCAAATGCGCCTGATGTGGTCAGGTTACCCCCCAATGTGATTGTCTTGCCTGAGTTGGCGACACCTGTACCGCCGTTAGCCCCGAGCAATACGCCAGAAATATCAGCGCTACCAACGTCGATGGCATCCCAGCTTGTGTTTGTGCCGTCGGATTTCAGATACCTTCCGTTGGCACTTGTTTGTACTGGAGCCAGAGCGTTGAATGCTGCGTTGGCTGTGGTTTGTCCTGTTCCGCCTTTGGCGATTGGGACAACGCCGTTTATCGTCTGGGCAGAGACTTCATAGAACGCAGTGCCTGTGGAGAACACCAAAACCCTAGCGCCAGCCGCAATTGTCGGGCCAGTCGAGTAGCCTGTGTTGTACAGCGTAACAGCGTAGCTGGTGTCGTTCCAGATGATGTATGTCTTAGATACTGCTGGGGCATAAACGGTTGACGCGCCAACGGCGTTGTAGAACCGAAGCGAGGCATACACAGACTGATTCAATGCAGACGAAGATGTCGGCCCGTCAATGGATGTCAGTGTGTACGGTGCGGTGGTGATGTCAACAGACACATACCCAGCAATTGCCGAATCAAAGATGTAAGCAAAGTTGTTGTTCGTGGTTGAACCCCACGCGCCTGCTTGGTCACCTGAGCCAATCAGCTCAACACGGAGACTGTTTGAATATGTGCTGCTCATGATTTATCCTTTATTGGTTGGCGGGTGGGGGCGGAAGACTAACGCTATTTTGTTGATTAGCTTGAAACTCCTGCCCCAGTTTGCTCAGCTTCATAAACAAATCTATGCACTCGCCAAGCTGCCCAGCGGCCAATTGCTTCATGATGATGTTGAATTCGGCAACCGTTACTTCGCCAATGTTAATTTTGTCGTTCATGTGTTTTCCTTATGGAGTTGGTGGGATTGGCGGCACAGGGGCCGGATTCCAAGGCAACGTAGGTGTTTCTTGCTGCTGTTGTTGCTGCAACGCAAAAGCTATGGTGTTTTGAAACGACTGCATCTGTGTCAGTGGGGTGTACTGGTCAATCCAAGCCAAAACTTCAGCTTGAGTCAAATCAGCGTAGGGTGTAAACGGTTGGCCTGCCGTGTATGGCACGTTGGTTATAGCTGGGCAAGAGGCTGTAAAACCGTTTTCAGTACCAATCAGGTTCCAAGAGATGCTAAAAACAACGTTAGACTCACCGTCAATTTCTTTGTACGCCTGCATTGAGTCAATGGTTTTTGTGTAGACAATCATGGTTTCCCTTTAACTTAATTTTGCCACAATGGCCTCTAGCGCAGCAATACGTTCATCTTGTTCAATCACGCGCTTGGCTAATTCAACAGCCGAAACCAAAGCAGCCCCGCCGTAGTTAACAGCCAAGTTTCCATTCTCATCTTCTGGCGCAGAATATGGAAGAAGTGTTTGCAAAGACTGCGCCGACACACCGTCTTGCGTGAGTTCTATGTCTGTGCGGTCGTATGTGCCGTGTTTTAATTTAGCAAGTTGCTCAACAAAGTTAGCAGGGTAATCTCGCCAGTTTGTTTTTACACGCTCGTCGGAATAGGCAACAACGTTACCTTCTGAGTACACGCCCTTGATTACATATATACCATAAGACGCAGACGTTGACGATGTGCCAACACCCATGCAGGCATTGCCTATGCTGTAGTAAAAATACCAGCGCCCATTTGCTTCCCGGTAAACACCGCCGTTGCCACCGCTGTCATACATACACTGGTTAACCGCGCTGTAAACATCGTAATAACCACTGTAGCTGTTTTTGGAGCCTCGGAACTGAAACTGCGTATAAGTTGAACTATTGTTTGGGTCAAAGTGGCAACCAAAGACGGCGGGCCAGTACAGTCCGTAATTGCCGTTGAATTGCAGCCACGTATTTACTTGGTAATACGTACTGCCAGCTTGCGATAACACACGGCTACCATTATCAAATATACTTGTAGCGTTAACGCTGCCTGAAAAATACGCGCTGCCGTTGCTAGTACAAAGCGCCCACTTTGGGGTGCCCGCCTCAAGACCAACGAAAGCCCACTGATCTGAAGGAATTCCCGCGACGTTGCCCATTGGCCTTCCCGGGCCAGAGTAAGCATAGGCAACGCCGTACATGTTGTTGTAGCTTGTGGAAGTGGGAACGTAGATTCCACCAATACTGTAGATTACGCCCGTTGTGGAGACGCCTTCTACGCTGCCGTAATCACCATTCAAATATCCTATTCCAGCAGATTGCCGTTTTATCGCACCAGCAAAGCTGACATTAGCTGTGCCAAAGTCAACACGAGCCGCCCAACTACCAACATTGGTCAAAAGACCAAAGCCACTGGAATCGTTATAAAGATAACCACGTTGCACGCCGCCAGATGTGCCAATAACCAATGAAGACGCGCTATTTGTAATAGTTCCGGTCATCGTGCCACCAGACAACAACAAGTTGTTAGATGCCGAACCTGACAAACTTCCTGAAAACGTCGGTGCGGTTACCGTCCCCGCAAATCTTGCGGCTCCATCAGACGCGCGAATTTCTGCCACAACTGTTGGTGTAACTTGGTTTGATGTGCCAGACTCCCAAGTCCAGCCATATCCCGAGGCGTTTTCAATAAAACGCCGAAGCCCCCAAGATGTCACAAGCGTTCCGCTTGGGGCAGTAATATTTCCATAAGGCCCGCAAGATGTAGCAGCGGCTGGAGACATGTAATCTGTCCACGCAGAGTATGAGGAGTCATACCAAGCAATACCACTTGCCTGCCCTGCGCTACGGTTAACTAAGTGTTTTGGCGCGGTAAGCACCCCGGAGAATGATCCAGTGGTCGCGCTAACTGTGCCGCCAGATTGGTTTGTTGCAGTTGTTGCAGTAGCCGCATTACCACCAATTGATAAACCAGAAGCTGTGCCGGTCAAGCCTGTACCAGCGCCAATATGGTTGGTGGCTGTTACCGTACCGACAGCAGTAAAGTTACCGTTATCACCAAAAGTAAAACGTGTTGTTGGCGTACCAGACACGCTGGTCATCATTCGCAAGTTCCAACCCGTGTTGTCACCAAACTGAATTGTTTGTGTATTTGGGCTTGTAGCGTTATCAAACAACAAAGTGCCCGTCATTGTTGCGCCAGCTAAGCTCGGATTGGTTGATAGAACCGTACTACCAGTGCCAGTGGATGAAGTTACTCCTGTACCACCGTTAGCAACTGGTAAAGTCCCGCTGACATGCGTTGCCAAACCAATCTTGCCCCAGCTTGGGGCCGCAGCCACACCACCAGAGATCAGTGCATTGCCAACAGCTACATCCGCGAGCTTGGCCAGAGATGTAGTCGTATCTGCGTAGAGCAAATCTCCCACAGCGTAAGAGGTAAGGCCAGTGCCGCCGTAAACAGCACCAATAGCTGTAGCGTTCCAAGTACCAGCAGTAAGAGTACCGACTCCAGTAACGCCCGTGTAGCTGCCAGACAACCGTGAAGTGCCCAACGTACCTGTTGTGATATTTGAAGCATTGGTCGTGTCCGTTGTTGCTGAAGCTGCCAAGCCTGAGACTGCGCCTGAAGAAATAGCAATACCTGTATTTGTGACCGATGTAACTTGGCCTTGCGCGTTGGTAACAAAGACTGGGACTGACGATGCTGAGCCATACGTACCCGCCGTACCAGTGTTGGCAATATTGAATGTGTAGGACGGGGACTCACTCAGCCCTGTCCCTGCGGTATAGGTGATAGGGGCAGAAAACTGTTGAAAAACAATCGCTGTTGTGCCAATCGTTATGGGGGGAGCAGTCTGCTGTACCCAAGCGGTATTGACGTTAGCAGTTCCGCTGGTCACTAAGAAAAAGTCACCCTCGTCAATCTGGTCAACGCCGGTTCCAACAGTATCCATGTCTGTTGATCGGGTCAGGATAAACGGCGCACCGGGGGACGAGTTGCCTGCTTGACTGAGCGTGTAAACGCCGTTATGAGCCCCGTTCGCTTGATTCTTAATCAGAACCCGCGTTCCGTCGTCCGTAGGAGAAGTAAACGTATGGCCATCAATTGTTAAAGCGCCGTTACTATCCCCAGTCAGCGTCGCACCAACACCAGATGTGCCGTTGTTGTATGTACATGCAGGTAACGCTGCGGTAGTTGCGTAGCCCACAGCCTCATGGAAGTGAATGCCAGACGCAATCGCATCCGCATACGCCTTGTTGACGATGTCAGTGTTGTTGACCGGAGTTGTGGTGATTGTGCCGGACGTGATATTTGCCGTTGTGATGTTTGCAGTGCTTGCGCCCAGTGTGCCAATATCTAAAAGGGTTACAGCAGACCCCGCCGCATCTAAATACACCGCCCTTTCCGCTGGGTATGTACAAAACACATTTTTTGTTCCAGCAGCAAAAGCAACCAAGCTACCAGAATTGCTGGACTCCAAAACAGTGGTGCGGCTTAGCGTCGTGCCCGAAGCTGTGTACGTGCCAATACCTACTTCCCATTCCCCCGTAGTTGGATCGGCAATTGCGTAGTATGTAGTGTTACCGTCGCCAATAATTGCAAACGTTTGGAAACCTAAAACAGCGCCGCCAAGAGCCACTGTTCCTGTACCAACGGTGGTGGTAATTTCCTGAACTCTGTCTTTGACTACGAATGCCATTTGGTCAGCCCTGCGTTTTGATTACTTGCCATGTGTCAGTTTGACCGTCGTATATGACTGTCCAACCGGCATTTTGAGCATCGTTGATGGTCTGCCAGCTACCCGTCTGGGCTGTTCCAACCGTAGACCAAGTAACAGATTGTGCAGCATTGATCGTGCCCCAATTTGCCGTTTGCGCATCGTTGATGATCTCCCAAAGCAGCCTTGCAATGATCTGATCTGCGGCTACCGCACCTTCAGTGATGGTAGCAAAAAAGACCGCACTTGCAAAGACCACGTCCAGTACTTGCGCCGTTTCGCTGATGGAGGCGTTGAAGGTAGACGGAGCTACCAAAGCACTGTCAGAACCAACCGCAGCCTCAGAAACCGCGACACCGAAGCCAGCCGCTGCGCTGGGGGTGTCCAACCCAGAAATAAGCTCAGCCACTGCGGCATTGAAATTAACGTTTGCGGACACTGCATCAAGCGCGGTAGCAAGCTCAGCAATGACGCAAGCAAATACCTGCACGGCAAGGGTGCTATCGGAACCCGCCGCAGCTTCCGCAATATTCGTCGCAAAGACCGCAGCAGCCTCAACAATCTCCGCCACAGAGGCGGCTTCAATGACGGCTGTCTCAAACACCGCAAGTGCTGAAACACTATCCGCGCCGGTAACGCCCTCTGCTATGTTTACGGCAAAGTCAATCAACGCAGACACAATGTCTGGCCCTGCGGTTGCTGATTCGTTAATTACTGTATTGAAAGTAGACGCAGCCACCAACACAGAATCTGCGGCTGTAGAAGTCTCTGCAATAGATGTGGAAAAAACCGCAAGGACTGCTACCGAATCCGCTGCCGTCGCAGATTCATCTACCGAAGAGTCAAAAACTTGCTCAGCCCTTCCCTGAGAAGCGAAAGGGGCGGTAGCAAATGGGGCATCAGCAAACACACGTTATGCAGCGTCAAGGCTGAATGTGTAAGTTACGTTCAGAGTATCACCAGATACCACAACACGGTCGCCGGGAGACTGGAAGTCAGATTCAGAGAACAAAATGCCCGCAGTACCACTTGAGACGGTGGACAAGAACGCGCCCGCAACAGTTCCGCCAGCACCAGAAATGGTAAAGGAAGAAGGCGCAGCAGAGTTACTGATGACCGAAGGGTCTGCTGTTGTTGCAGTACCAAATGTGACCAGCTTGCGTGAACCAGCGTAGTCTGTGTACTCAGTCCATGCTTTAGAGGCCAAAGTGTCGGCTGCGGCAAATGTTGTACCTGAACCGGGGCCAGTAATCAGACCTAAATATAAGGCGGCGGTGTAGGTTGAACCCTTAAAAAACTCGGTGTTCATGCTCTGCAAGCCTTCGTTCACAACCAAGTTGCGCTCAGAGGTTTCCCACTTCAGGTTGCCATCTTTGTCAAAACACTGAACGTGGAACACGCCGCCTGCCCGCGCGCCAGAATCGGCTCCAGTACGAGCGACAAGACCCGCGCTTACGGTGTCTGTTGAAGTTGCTTTTTCGTTAAACATGGTCGCTCCTTAAACGAGTCTGATGAGTGCTGATGTGCTGGTATTAGCTGGCATCGTTACGGTGAATGTTGAGGTTGAAGTCTTGTCGTTGCCAAAGTCCAGAACGCAGACTGCATCCCCAGTGGTATTGTTGTAAATCAGCGCTCCGCGAGCAGTGATTACCCCAGTCCAAGCTGGCGCTGCAAACGTGACATACACAACGCTCCCAGCCGCTGTCGTGGCTGTGGAGACAGTGGCGGCAATTACTTGCCCGGTAGCCACATAATTCCCACCAGAAGCCTCGCCTGTGGCTGTGTAGCCCGTGGTCGTTTCATCCAGTGTTGCAGCATTTGTGTACAGAGCAAGCTTGAAGGCATCAGATGAAAAATTCATCGTGCCGTTCATCAGCGCGGTACGCAAGGTGTTGCATGAATAGTTGCCGGTAAACGCCATCAACGCACTCCGTTATTCTGAGCCAGAGGAGGAACCCTGAACTGACCGCTTCGGTATGCGTCGCTGCGCTCCAGACCATCACCCAGACGCTGAGCCAATGCAAGAGCCTCTTTGTACTTCCCGTCGTACAAAGCAATCACGTCTTGCTCGCCCTTCATGAACGTGTAAGCCTCAACTAATGATCCGTACAACAGCACGGTGTCAAAGTTGTCGCCCAACCAAGTCTGGCCAGATGCCACAGTGCTGATTGATTCTGGGTAATAGTAGTAGTGCAACTCGACGTTATAGGCTGCATCAGGGGTTGGGCCAAGAATAAAGCTCAACTCGTTGGTGATGACGGGGCTTGGGTCGTTGGAAGTTGTTGGCCCAAACAGAGCATAGTACTTAGGTGTGGCAGTGTCAGTCGCTTTGGGGTAAGCCTGACGGATGAAGTTCACATCTTTGTTCAACAAAAACTCTTGCCCATCCGCAGTCTCAACAGCCAAAGAAAACGAAGACAGGAAATCTGCTGGGCATGACAAGTACTTATTGCCGTTTGTTGTAATGCCCGTCACGTTTTTGCGCAGCGATGGAAACTGAACCGTGTTGTAGATGCGCTGCTCAGCCTGTGT